AATTTAGAGCGTTGTTAGCTAGTGGTGCTGATAGATTTCCAACATCTTCTGGTACAAATCAAGAAACAGACGCAGGTAAGGTTAAACATGGTGCTGGTAATGTGGGTGCTATCTATTCAGACGCAACTTTAAATATACTTACTAGTAAAAATAGGTCAAATATAGAAGTAAGATTTAGTGATGTTTTTCCAGTTAGATTAACTGGATTAGATTATGACCAACAGGCAACGGATGTATCTTATCTAACAGCAAGTGTGACTTTTAATTATAAGATATTTGAGTTTGCTTTAAAAAGTGCAAGTAGAGCTACAGAAACCTCTTCCTAAACTTTACATTTTTATTAAATTATGATACATTGGAGAGATTATGGATTTAGAAAAATTACAAGAACTAGCTGATAAAGATTTGAAGATTAATGATACTGAACTTGATTTAGAATCTTTAAACACACCTCAATTACACAACAAATTTATGAAACATCTATCAAAATATAGATTGATGTTAAGTAGAGCGGAATCGGATTTAGCAGAAACAAAAAGAAAACTTTGGGAATATTATACAGGTAAAGCTGATGTTGAAGTTTACAAAGAAAATCCCTTTAACTTTAAGTTGTTAAGACAAGATGTGGACAAGTATATAGAATCAGACCAAGAGTATATTAAAGCAAAACAAAAGGTTGATTATTTAACAACAACGGTTGAATTTTTAGATAGAACAATAAGACAAATTTCAAATAGAACATTTACTATTAAGAACGCTATTGACTGGCGTAAGTTTACTAGCGGCGCTGTTTAATGTTATATCATCTTAAAGAATCTGCCAGGCCTGAAGACTTTTTATTCTCATATATAGTGTAATGGAACATTTAGATAAATTTAAACAAGTCATAGACGAATATAAAGAAGATGGAAGATACCGAGTCTTTAATGATATAGTTAGGACTAGAGGAAACTTTCCTCACGCTATTTGGTATTCAAAATACTCAATTAAAAAAATAGTCAATTGGTGTTCTAACGATTATTTAGGTATGGGACAACACTCTTATGTTATAGACTCAATGAAAACAGCATTAGAATCAAGTGGGGCAGGAGCTGGAGGTACAAGAAACATATCTGGTTCTACTCACTATCATAATGCTTTAGAAGAAGAATTAGCAGATTTTCATAAAAAAGAAAAGGCATTAATATTTACTTCAGCATATAATGCTAATCAAACAACTTTAGAAACTTTAGGAAAAATTATACCTGACTTATTGTATATATCAGACTCATTAAATCATTCTTCTCTTATACAAGGCATTAGGCATAGTAGATGTAAGAAAGAAATATTTAAACATAATGATGTAGAAGATTTAGAAAGAATTTTAAAATCATACGAAGGTCCAAAATGTGTAGTATTTGAAAGTGTATATTCTATGGACGGAGATATTGGACCAGTAAAAGAAATAAATGAATTAGCAAAAAAATATAATGCAATAACATTTTTAGATGAAGTACACGCTGTTGGTCTTTATGGACAAGAAGGTGCTGGAATATGTGAAAGAGATAATGTAGAAGTTGATATAATAAATGGAACATTAGCGAAAGCATTTGGAGTACAAGGTGGATACATTGCAGGAAAGAAAGATTTTATTGACGCCATAAGAAGTTTGGCAAGTGCTTTTATATTTACAACTAGTTTAAGTCCAGTTATTTGTGCTGGTGCTTTAACAAGTATTAAATATGTTAGAGACCATCCTGAATTAAGAGAACAAATACACGAAAGAGCAAATAAAACTAAATTAGAACTTGCTAGACAAGGTATAGAAGTTATGAAAAATGATAGTCATATTGTTCCTGTAATTATTGGGGACCCTAAAAGAGCTAAAGCAATATCAGATGAACTTTTATATAAAGAAGGTATCTATGTACAACCTATTAATTGGCCGACTGTTCCTGTAGGTACTGAAAGATTAAGATTTACTCCTGGACCATTTCATACAGACGCATTAATCTTTGATATGGTAGTAAAACTAAAAGCGGCAATGAAAAAATGTGGTGGTAGAAATGCAATACAAAGTAGTGCCTAAACATAAAGAATATATTTTACCAACAACTAGATATTTAATAATAGACAAAAAAGATGATGTCTATTTAAAAATCCAAGCTGAGGAAGATATTCGTAGAGAACTAGGTGCTTATTTCACATTTGAAGTACCTGGTTTTAAGTTCATGAATCTATATAGAAATCGGGTATGGGATGGCAAAATAAGGTTGTTTTCATATGCAACAGGCCAAATATATGTTGGATTATATCCATACATATTAGATTGGTGTAAGAAAAATGAAGTAGAATGTGTTGATGGATCAAAAATACAAGACACTAAAGTTGAAGATAAGAAGGTTGACCAATTTATTAATGCCCTAAACATACCATTAGAAGTTAGAGATTACCAGAAGGAGGCCTTTATATATGCTGTTAGAAAAAATAGGTGTTTATTGCTTTCTCCTACTGCTAGCGGGAAATCTCTTATTAGTTATCTACTTGTCAGATTTAATATATTAAGATTAAAAGAAAGAAAGAAAAAGATACTTATTATAGTGCCAACAACCTCTTTGGTTGAACAATTATATAAAGATTTTAAAGATTATGGATGGGCACCGGATAGAAATTGTCATAGAATATATCAAGGACATGAAAAAGATACCAATAAACCGGTTGTTATATCTACTTGGCAGTCTATCTACAATCTACCAAAGTATTGGTTTAAACAATTTGGTATGATAATAGGTGATGAAGCTCACTTATTTAAAGCAGTTTCCCTTACAAAGATATTAACAAAGATGATAGATTGTCAGTATAAAGTTGGCATGACTGGCACTTTAGATGGTACTAAAACACATAAGTTGGTATTAGAAGGTCTATTTGGTGCAGTAAATAAAGTGGTAACCACAACTGAGCTACAAGAAAAGAAACAGTTAGCAGACTTAAAAATTTTCTGTTTAATATTAAAGCATGGTGCAATTGAATGTAAACATAATTTTGGAAAAACATATCAAGAAGAAATGAATTACCTGGTTCAAAGTGAAAAAAGGAATAAATACATACGAAATTTGGCGGTTAACTTACAAGGTAATACGCTTTGTTTATTTCAGTATGTAGAGAAACACGGCCAAACTCTATATGATATGATAACAGAAAAGGCCGAAGATAAGAAAGTATTTTATGTCCACGGTGGAGTTGAAGCCGCAGAGCGAGAACAGGTTAGAGAGATTACAGAAAATTCAGACAATGCTATTATCATTGCTTCGTATGGTACTTTCAGTACCGGTATTAATATTCGTAACCTACACAACATTGTTTTTAGTAGCCCTAGTAAATCTCGGATAAGAAATTTGCAATCAATAGGTAGAGGATTGAGATTAAAAGATAACAAATCTCATGCCACTCTATACGATATTGCAGACGATTTAACATATAACGAAAAGGAAAATTACACCCTATCTCATTTTAGGGAAAGGATAAATATATACAATGAAGAAGACTTTGATTATGAAATCCACAATGTAGAGTTAAACAATGCAGAATCAAAACCTAGATAAACAAATCAAAATAATTAAACTAGTTAATGGTGACGATATAGTTGCGAAGATTCCTGAAGGCAAGGAACAAATGCCTGAAACTTCGCCGTTATTGAGATTATATAAACCATTACAAATTAAGTATGTACCACAAATGACCAATCTAGGATTAAGAGATTTTATTGCTTTGATTCGTTGGACTAATTATACCAATGATAATATTATAACAATACCAAAAGACAAGATAATGACAATCACCATAGCTTCTTCTGAAATGAATACAAGTTATCATCATTTAGCTAGTGATTATGATAAGATGGATAAACCAAAGAAGAGTGATTTTTATAAACAAAAGCCACTTTCGCCAGAAGAGAATAGAAAGTTAAATGATATATTTAAAGATTTTGAAGATGATTTGAATGAAAAGGATCCAACAATCCACTAGGTATTCTCCTCAAAGGCGGACACCCCTATTATAACCAAAATTTTTCAATTGTCAAGTGTGGAATGAACATTGACTTTTTTAAAAAAACCTAGTATAGTGAGGATATTATGACAATAAAAAAGAAACCAGAACATTATGTTAACAATAAGGAATTCTTGGCCGCAATGGTTGAGTATCGTAAATCTGTTAACAAATCTAAAAGAACCAAACAAATCAAACCAAGAGTACCAGACTATGTTGGTGAATGTTTTTTAAAAATTGCCAACCACCTATCATTTAGACCTAACTTTATTAATTATACTTATAGGGACGATATGATAAGTGATGGTATAGAGAATTGCCTACAGTACCTTGATAATTTTAATCCAGTTAAATCTAACAATCCATTTGCATATTTTACACAAATAATCTATTATGCTTTTATTAGGAGAATCCAGAAAGAAAAAAAACAAACAACAATAAAACAAAAACTAATAGCGGATGCCAACTATGATGACCTGACATTGCAACCAGGAGAAGATAGAGAATTTAAAAATCAATTTACAGAATTTTTACAAAAAAATTTACCAAAAGAGGACAAAGAAACAGTTAATAAGAATAAGATAAAAAAGAAACAGAAAAGGAAAAAATAATTATGAAAATTGATAAGATTATAATAGTCGGTGGAGGTTCCGCTGGCTGGATGACTGCTGCTACTTTAGTTAGAGCATTTCCAAATAACGATATAACTGTAATAGAATCACCTAACATTCCAACAATATCAGTTGGTGAAAGTACAATACAAAAAATTAGACAATGGACAAAATTTTTAGACATTGATGATAAAGACTTTTTAAAACATACAGATGGCACTATTAAGTTTAGTATTAAGTTTACAGACTTTAATGGAAAAGACGAGGCGGCATTTCACTATCCTTTTGGTTCAGTTATCACAGAAGGAACTAAAATGAATTATAATGATTGGTGGATGAAAAAGGCATTTAATCCAGAAACACCGGTTTCAGATTATGCTGATTGTTTTTCTCCTGTTATGGCATTAATTAATCAAGGCAAAGGTGCTTATAACTTTCATGGTTTTGACCTTGACCGTGATTCTGCTTATCAGTTTGACGCAATTAAATTTGGTCTATGGTTGAAGGATAATTATTGTTTACCAAGAGGTGTTAAACATATACAAGAAGAGATAAAAGATATTAAACAAGATGAAAATGGTATTGTTTCTTTAAACAAACATACAGCAGATTTATATGTTGATTGTACAGGTTTTAAATCAATGCTTTTAGGTGGTGCATTAAAAGAACCTTTTGAACCTATCCCTAAACTACCAAATAATAAAGCGTGGGCAACCAAGATTCCTTATGTAGATAAAAAGAAAGAATTTGAATCTTTTACCAACTGTACAGCAATAGAGAACGGTTGGGTATGGAATATACCATTGTGGAGTAGAGTTGGTACAGGTTATGTTTATTCAGATAAATTTGTAGATGATGAAACTGCTTTAAAAGAATTTAAAAATCATTTAGCAGGTGTACGACCTGGGTTTGGTAATGAGGAACATGAATTTAGAAACATTAATATGAGGTGTGGTATACACAAAAGATTATTTGTAAAAAATGTGGTTGCTGCAGGACTATCTGGTGGATTTATTGAACCACTAGAGAGCAATGGTCTATTTTCAATGCACGAATTTTTAATAGAACTTGTAAGAAATTTAAGAAGAGGTGAAATTACACAATGGGATAGAGATAACTTTACATTTGCTTGTAAATCTATCTATTATGGATTTGCTGAATTTGTTGGATTGCATTATGCTTTATCAACAAGAAATGATACACCATATTGGAAAGCAAATAACAATAGAGATTGGGAAGAAAGTTTATATAACATGAAACCTAAAGCTTTCCTTGGATATTTACAAGCTGCTTTACAAAGAAATAAATATTGGGAGTTTCCTATGGATACTCTTGAAAAAGCTGGTAATAGTGGATTACATTTTATAGCTGCTGGTTTTAATTGGGCACCAACTGATTTACCTAATTTAATATATCATACACATAAAACTAAAGAAGAAATAAAAGAAATAATGGATCCATATATAAAGAAATTAACTGAAAAAAAAGATGAATGGAATAAAGACGCTGAAAAGTATCAAAGTTACCATGACTTTATATTAGAAAATTATTATAAGTAATATGCGAATCGCCTTGCTAAATGACAGCCATTTCGGGTGTCGTAATGACAATCCAGCATTTATAGAATATCAAAATAGATTTTATGAAGAAATATTTTTTCCATATTTAAGAGATAATGGTATTAGAACACTAGTACATTTAGGTGATGTTGTTGATAGAAGAAAATTTATTAATCATAATACAGCCTGGAATTTTAAAAAGGTTTTTTGGAACCAACTAGAAGACCACGGTATAGATACGCATGTCATTTTAGGCAACCATGATACCTATTATAAGAACACTAATGAAGTTAATGCTTTACAGAATTTAAGTATATCCAATAACGCAAAAATTTATACACATGCTACAGATGTGGAGATTGATGGTTTAAAAATACTTTTTATACCTTGGATATGTAATGATAATGAAGCAGAAACTATTAGAACTGTTGGCAATTCAAAAGCTCAAGTAGCAATGGGACACTTGCAAATAAAAGGTTTTGAAATGCATAGTGGACATATGAACGAACATGGTCATGATAGAGAAATATTTAACAGACAAGAAATGGTTATATCAGGACACTTTCATAAAAAATCAGATGACGGACACATCTATTATCTTGGTACACAATACGAAATAACTTGGTCAGATTATAATTGTCCAAAAGGATTTCATATATTTGATACAGAAACCAGAGAATTAAAAAGAATACCAAATCCTATACAAATACATAAAAAAATAATTTATAATGATAAAGAAACTAATTATGACCAATTTAAATTGGCAGAATATGATAAGTGTTTTGTTAAACTTTATGTATCAAATAAAACCGACAATGATATGTATGAACGGTTAATGGATAGATTTTATAATCAAATAAATGTACACGCTATAGATGTCATAGAAAGTCCTTCAGATATTGGAGCTTCAGTACCAGAAAATCTATTAGAAAAAGGTGAAGATACATTAACATTTTTAAATAACTATATTGACAAAATAGATAGTGATTTAGATAAACATAAACTAAAAGAGTTTGCTAAAGAGTTGTATCAGGAGGCTAGTGAGTGATATTTTTTAAAAGAATTTCCTATAAGAACTTTTTATCAACTGGTAATATACCAATTGAAATAGATTTAAGTAGGTCTCAAACAACTTTAATAGTAGGTGTGAATGGTAGTGGTAAGTCAACACTATTAGACGCATTATGTTTTGTATTATTTAATAGACCATTTAGAATTATTAAAAAAGAACAAATGATAAACACTATTAACAATGCTGATTGTTTAGTAGAAGTAGAGTTTGATGTTGGTACCAAGAACTATATTATAAGAAGAGGTATTAGACCAAACCTATTTGAAATATTTTGTAATGGTAAAATGATAAATCAAGACGCAAACAATATAGATTATCAAAAATATCTTGAACAAAATATAATGAAATTAAATTACAGGTCTTTTATTCAGGTGGTTATGTTAGGGTCTTCCTCGTATGAGCCGTTTATGAAAATGAAACCAAGATATAGAAGAGAAGTTGTGGAAGAAATACTTGATATTAGAGTTTTCGGCTTAATGGACTTAATTTTAAGGTCACAACAAAGTGATTTGCAAAAAAAGTTAACGGAGGTTCGTCACCAATGCGAACTAATAAAGAGTAGATATGAAACTGAAGCAAAGTATCTAAAATCTCTCCAAGCGCAGGATATTGACGAGGAAAGCAAACAAAAGGAAAGACTTAAAACAAATGAACAAAACAGACTAGAATACGATAAAAAACTAATAACTATAAATGAAGCTATAGCTGTAAGTCAAAATCAATTACAACATAAAGATAAGACTGAAAAACAGTTAAGACAATTAGAGAAGATAGAATCAAAGATAGACCAGAATTTAGATAATCATAATAAGTCATTAAAATTTTTTGTTGATAATGATACTTGTCCTGTATGTACACAACCTATTAATAAGAAATTTAAAGAACATAAAGTGGAAGAAGAACACCAAAAGTGTGCTAAACTAGAAAAAGGTATAAAAGAATTATTAACTGAAATAACAAAACAAGAAAAGAAAATAACAGGTTTCAATAAAATATCTGAAAAGATTAATGAACAACAAATAGAGGTTGCCAAAATCTCTTCATCATTAACAGCACTAAAAGAACATAGTGACCAAATACATGAGGAAATGAAAAACAAAAACATTGGAGAAATTGATATTGAAAAAATGGCAGTAGAACTAGAAAACATAAAAGGTGATATAAAAATTGCTGACGACAATTTAAATAATGTTACCGAAGAAAAAGGTTATGTAGATATATTAAGAGAGATACTTAATGACAAAGGTGCCAAGGCACAGATAATAAGAAAGTATGTGCCTATTATGAACTCACTTATTAATAAATATTTACAAGCAATGGATTTTTATATATCATTTGTTTTAGATGAGGAGTTTAATGAAACAGTAAAGAGTAGATTTAGAGATACATTTAATTATAATAACTTTAGTGAAGGTGAAAAGATGAGAATAGACCTTGCATTGTTATTTACTTGGAGAGATATTGCTCGTTTAAAGAATAGTACAAATACCAACATACTGGTATTAGATGAGATATTTGATTCAAGTTTAGATGGTCAAGGTACAGATGATTTCTTTAAAATAATACAGACACTAGATAAGGAAAACATCTTTATTATATCCCATAAAGGGGATATACTATTTGATAGATTTACTAATATAATTAAGTATGAGAAGGTACAAAACTTTACACAATTAGGAACAATATGAACAAACCAAAAATAGACCTTAAAAATGAAGATGAATTAAATCAATTACAATTAATTCCACCAACAGACCCTAGAGTTTTATCAGCGATAGCACCCTTTAAAGATGAAATGTTAAAGGATGAAAACCTAAAAACTTTAGGATATGATTTTAAAGATAGAAAGTCAGTAGCAGACGCTATGTTTTCTGCTATGAAAAAATATGGTGGTATTGGACTAACAGCAAATCAAGTAGGATTACCTTTTAATATGTTTGTATTAGGCAATCATTTACAACTAGAGACCGGTAAAAAAATGATATGTTTTAACCCAATGATAATATCATCAAGTAAAGAAACAATAATGATGAAAGAAGGTTGTTTAACTTATCCATTTTTATTCTTATCAATGATAAGACCTAGAAAAATTGTAGCAAAATATGAAGACGAAAATGGTGATATACTTGAAGCACATTTGGACGGTATGTTTAGTAGAATATTCCAGCATGAATATGACCATATACTAGGGCGTGTATTTACAGAAAGAGTAAGTAAATTCAAGTTGGATATGGCATTAAAAAAGCAAAAGAAAGAAATAAAAAAGTGGGATAAAAGACTTAGCAAATCAGTTGATGGAGCTCTTCATGTAGATCCAAGTGTTAAACGCAAGGTTGACAAATAATAAAAAGTGATATAGGATGTAATTATGACACAATTAAGTACAGACTCACCAGAATATATTAAATTTATAGATGACCAATGGTCTGAATTTCAAAAGAATACAGATTTAAATAAGGTACCAGATATAGATGATGATACATTAAGAGATTTAATAATAAAAGACTTAACCTTTGTATCAGCAATGGATGTAAAAGAATATACTTTATATCAGAAGTGGTGTGAAGTACACGAAAAATTTCCTACTATAGAAACTAATAGTTTCTTTGATGATAAACCTGCTTTGAAAGACGCTGAACAAGGGTCTTTAATTCAAGAAGTAAAAAACAATTTATGGTTTCCAGAAGACCCTATGGACTATGTTAACTTGGAACCAGAGGTTGTATGGACAGATAATGATAGTTTAAGGTCTATTACAGGTAAAAAAATGCCTGCTATATGTAATACTATGAGGACTTTTATATCTAGTATGAAAAACAATAGTAATATAGGTAGAAATTTAAACTTTATTATACAAGATAAACCGACAGGTAAATTTTTAGGTGTAATCTGTATGTCTTCCGATTTCCTAGACTTAACACCAAGAGATAAACATATTGGTTGGGATAGAAAAAGAAAAACCGAGAAGATGATTAATCATACTTGCATTGGTAGTACCATTGTACCAGTACAACCTCTAGGTTATAATCTAGTGGGTGGCAAATTGTTATCATTAATGTGTCTTTCAGATGTAGTTGCTAAAACTTGGGAGAAACAATATGGAGATAAATTAATTGGAGTAACCACTACTTCTTTATATGGTAAGACAAAAGCAATACCATTATCACAATACGATAGATTAAAGTATTGGAAGAAAATGGGGTGGACAGCAGGTAGTGTATCTTATGAACCTGAAAAATCAACTAGAAAAATGATACAACAATGGTTGATGAAAAAACATACTAGAAAATACTTTGAATGGTATGGTGCGAAGAAACCTAGTGGACAACCACACAAAAGAGACCATAGAAATAGGTCACATAATTTTACTTTTAATCAACTAAAAATACCAAAGAATTTAATTAAATCAGAGCATGCTAGAGGCATATATTTTAGTGAATTATATACTAATACTCTTCCATTTTTAAGAGAAGAAACAACAGAAGATAAATTAGTACCAGCATTTGATAATTCAGTAAAAGCATTAACTGATATATGGAAAAACAAGTATGCTAAGAAAAGAATAGAGAATCTTATTAAGAATAATAGAGTGTCCAACGAATCGCATTTTTATGATGACATAATTTATATGGATTGGACGCAAACCAAGGCGAAATATCTAGTCCAGGTCGGCCGTTAGAACATTACCAGAACAAAATAATTTAAAAACCATTGATTTTATTGACTTTTTTAGTCAACTTTTTTCTTGACAAATGAGAAAAAAGCTGATAGGATAGCCGTACATTATGAGAAAAAGCACTATGGTAAATCTTGATGTCAAAGGCAATTTGGCAAAATTATTAGCAACTGAAAATGTTATAGTTCAGCATGACAATGTTAAGACAGCTTCTTTCAATGTTAAAGATAGAGTTTTAACCCTACCAATTTTCAAAGTACAATCCGGTGATGTTTATGATATGTTAATAGCACATGAATGTTCACACGCTTTATGGACTCCACAAAAAGGTTGGGAAAAGAATGCTGCTGATGATGAATTAAGAGCATATATTAATGTTCTTGAAGATACTAGAATAGACAAAAAAATTCAAAAGAAATATCCAGGCGTAGTTAAGAATTACTTAATGGGTTGGGATATATTAGATAAACAAAATTTCTTTGGTCTTCTTGGTAAAGATATCAATAAAGACCTTATGATTATAGACAAAATTAATTTAAGAAGTAAATCAAGTAATAGATTGACATTTAAGTTTGCTCCCAAAGATAAAAAGTGGTTAGTTAAAGTTGACGCTATTAAGTCTTTTAAAGATGTAGTAGCGTTAGCAAAAGAAATGTTAAACTGGCAGAAAAAACAAGTTGAAAAAATGAAGAAATTACCTGATTTTGATTTACTTTCAACGACTCAAAACTATGACCTAGGAGAAGATAATGAAGATACTGATAATGATGGTGATAGTAAAGTTCCTTCTGGTGAAAAATCAGATGATGACGCAGATGAAAAAAATGATTTCAATAACTTTGGTGACCAAAAAGCAGATAGTGAAAAAGATTCTGATAAGTCTGGTGCTGCTAAAGAAGGTGAAGAAAAAAAAGATTCAGATGGTAAAGGTAACGAAGATTCAAAAGATGGTACAGCAGATAAAACTGGTACTGGTAAAGATGGTGCTACAAAAACAGGTCCAAAACCATTAAAAGTTATTACACAGGATGCTTTCAATAGTAAAATTGATAGATTATTAGATTCAGCAAATAAAGGATATAGTTATGGTACTTTGCCAGAACCTAATATCAAAAAATCTTTAGTTTC